CGGGAGTGGCTGGCGTTCTGCAAGAGCAGAGCTACACCGGCGACCGGGAGGACGTGGCGAATCAAATCACGGCCAGCGTGGGCGAGGTCTGGATTCCCAAGAACTCGAACACGCCTCTCGTCTGCAAGAAGCTGATCCACGACTGGGGGCCTGAGGGCGCGGACCATCAGGGCGACATTTACGTCTATGGCGATGCGACTGGTGGCGCGCGCGGAACGGCCAAGGTTAAGGGCTCTGACTGGGATCTGGTTCGAGCCTACCTCAAGCCGGTCTTTGGTCATCGGCTGAAGATGAGAGTCAAGAAGTCGAACCCTGCCGAGCGATCCCGCGTCAACGCAGTCAACTCGCGCCTGAGGACGGCAGACGGCCTTATCCACTTCCTTGTTGACCCCACGAACTGCCCGAATACCATCCTTGACTTTGAGGGCGTGGTGGTGATTGAGGGAGGGTCTGGAGAGCTGGACAAGGACGACGATCCTGATCGCACGCACATGACGGACGGCATCGGATATTATGTCTTCGCTCGCCATCCGATCAATCGCGTGGCAGGGATTCAGAGCGATGTCTAACTTTTGACGCAAAACCCTGCTATGCTGAGTCAAGCTAAAACTGGAGGTCTTGAAAATGGACAACGTTTCCACCTGGGAGATCGGCTTCTCCATCCTGGTTCTGATCATCGGCTTTGCCGTCAAGTGGGCTGTCAAGGCTAAATGGAGCGGGGTCTATGAGGACGAGCTCTTCACCGCAATCTCTGGAAGCGCTCAGCGCGTCAAAGACAAGTTCCTGGCTGAGATCGCTCTCGCCAGGGCCGAGGATAGCGACGGCGGCGCCGAAGTCACGGCAGCCGAGCTTTCTGAGGCTAGGGCCAAGGCTCTCGCGATGGTTTACGAGTCCCTGAAGGGGCCGGCCCTTGATTACGCGAAGGGGCGCGGTGCCGAACTGGTCAAGGGATTGATCGGCGGGACTCTGGACAAGATTCTGGACAAGGCCGGTATCAAGGTCAAGAAGTGATGAGGGGCGAACAATGGGGACGCTTCTCTCTCTTCTTCGTATGGCTCTGGGCGCTTTGTTTGAGTCTCTTCTTCCGCTCCTCATGGAGCAGCGAGACACAACGCAAACGATTGAGGGTAAACTCGAGAGGTGGACTCCCGAGGATTCGGGGGACCTTGTTCGTCGTGGTCGTCTTTCTGGGCTTGTCCTTGATGACGAGCTGCACGAGCGACCGAATATCAATCGCGCGCGGGTCAAGGACTCCTGAAGAAGCGCAAGGCTTTGCGCAGGTCCTGACTGATGAGCCTATCGAGATCGGCATCATCGGCTCAGACGTTGTCGCTGAGAAAAATATTGCTGGATATGCGGTCCTCAATGTCGAGGACCTCGAGCAACTTCTGAAAAACACCGAAGAGCTGCATCGTTTGAGAAAGGCAGAGGGTCCCGATTGACCCTTGGGAAGTTGTTTCGTGTATGGACCAGATCACACTTACGACAATGGCGAGTGCCGGCGCCGGAGTGGCGGGAATCTTTACGCTCTGGCGCCTTGTTGGTCGCCCAGCCTGGCGAATGTTTGGGAGGTTCTGGCTTTTGCTTAAGCACTCGGACGATATCTTGGAAACACTGAAGATGATCCAGCAGAACTTCTCCCCCAATGGGGGGAGTTCTTATCATGATGCAGTGACCAGAATGGAGAAGGGCCTTACCAGAATTGACGAGCGGCAGAAGTCGCTTATCAACCTTTCAGACGAAGGCGTTTTTGAGACGGACGAAAAGGGGCTTTGTACTTACGCCAATCGCGAATACTGCGAGATAACAGGTCTCCTCTCCCGCGAAGCGATCGGCAACGGCTGGATCGTTGCGATCCATGAAAACGACCGCGAGCGCGTAGTGAGGGAGTGGCGACACGCAGTCGCAGATAACCGGGACTTCACCTCGGAATTCCGCTTCAAGCGAGCTAATGGAGAGGAGATCGAGGTCAGGAGCCACGCGACTCCTATGCGTTCGGGCCTGGGTGACTTGATCGGGTTTATTGGAACAGTGCGCGCCACCGAAGAGGTGTCCGATGGTTGAAACGACAGAAGCTAAAGTCGACGACAAGGCTTCCTACTTCGTCAAGATGGCGAGCAAGTGGGACCTTCTCGATGACCTGATCGCCGGGACTGCAAGAATGAGGCAGGTCGGCAAGAAGTGGCTCCCGCAGGAACCACGCGAGAAGGACGAGGCTTATACCAATCGGGTAAAGCGGTCTTTTCTCTATGGCGCCTTTTCGGACGCCGTTGATCGGATCGTCGCCAAGCCCTTCTCTATCCCGGTTACGTTCACCGGGGCGACTCCCGACCTCTTCAACGAGATGATCCGGAACGTCGACAACTGCGGGAACGATCTAACCCTCTTCTCCCGGGCCGTCTTCGAGGATGGAGTCATCCATGGGCTTTCCTATATTCTTGTCGACCACCCAGCCACCGGAGGGAAACTCACCGCGAAGGCTGAGCGCGACCTCAAGATCCGACCCTATTTCGTTCATGTGAAATCCGACCAGCTTATCGGGCACCGATGCCGCCGTAACGGAGCGGGCGAAAAGGTCCTGACGCAGGTTCGGATCTACGGAAAGAGCTTGAACTACGTCGGCAAGTTCGGCGAAGAGGAAGTCGAGTCTATTCGAGTGATAACGGAGGACGGCTACGAGATCTGGGAGAAGAAGGACGACGACAAGGAATTCAGTCAGACCCAGCAAGGCGAGCACACTTTCGGTGGCGTTCCCTTGGTTCCGTTCTATACGAACTCAACGGGCTTTATGACGGCTGATCCTCCGCTTGAGGACGTGGCCTGGATGAACCTGGCGCACTGGCAGAGCTATTCCGACCAGAGGAATATCCTTCGCTTTGCGCGCGTGGGAATCTTGTTCGGATCAGGCTTCACTGAGGACGAGATCGAAAACGGTTTCTCTATTGGGCCGACAAATATGATCTTGTCTGCTAACGAGGCCGCAAAGCTTGAAGTGGTCGAGCACTCGGGTCGAGCTATCGGCGCAGGCAAGGACGACCTCGAGGAGCTCGAGGCAAAAATGGACTCTCTCGGATTGCGGCCTTTCCTTGACCAGAAGGGGAACCCGACCGCAACCGGCAAGGCAATCGACGAGGCGAAGAGCTACTCCTCGATCTTGTCTTGGATCAGATCCCTTGAGATGGCTCTTCGGACTGCCTTTGAGTTCGCAGCCAGATGGCGAAAAATCACCGTCTCTGAGGACTTCGACGTCGACGTCTTCTCTGACTTTGGAATCTCAGTCCAGACTTACGAGGCAATCCAGAACCTCACGACCGCGCGCGCAAACCGCGAGATCAGCCGGCAGACTTACCTCGAAGAGATCAAGCGCCGCGGCCTGATCGCCGACACGGTGAAGGTTGACGAGGAGATTCAGAGGATTGAGAGCGAGCCACCTCCCGCAGGGCTGACGGCTTTCGGAAACGACGTCTTTGGTGACGATGACCTTGAGGACGACGAGGAGGAGGACGCGACCGAGTAGCCGGTCGCTGAGCGGCTGCTATGGGCAAGAAGACCGTCAACGAAGAACTCCTCGATAGGTCTATCCGGCACTCGCTGTTTTTCCAGCGCTTCACTTCGGGTGAGCGCAACAACGTCCTGAAGTTCCTCGATACTGAGGTCTTCCCTGATATCACGAAGACCCTTCGGAGCCGGCTCCACGCCGCGCGCCTGGCTGGAATTGATCAGGGGCCATATACGACTGCTTGGGTCGGGGAGATTCGAGAGTCCATCGGCAACATGGTTTCCTCTGGCTATCGCGTAGCCGGCCAGGAATTTAAAGACACGATGACGACCTTCGCGGTCTCAGAGTCAAAATTCCAGAAGTCACTCCTCAAGGGCGCGGTCCCTTTCGACGTCGACTTCCGCACTCCATCCCCTGCCCTGCTCGGTTCTATCGTTCGGCAAAAGCCAATCGAAGGGATCAAGTTCGGCAAGTGGTGGCAGAAGCTCGGGAACGATACTCAGACGGATATCATGGGGGCGATCAAGACCGGCCTTGCTCAAGGAGACAAGCCGGAGAAGTTGATCAAGCGCCTCACCGGGACTGCGAAAAACGGCTTTAAGGACGGCGTTTATCAGAGTGCGCGCCACCGGGCCGAGGCCGTGGTCCGGACGATCTCTGCGAAGATCCAGACTGAGGCGACCTACGAGACCCTCCTTGCCAACGCCGACACGATCAAGGGCTATCAGTTTGTCGCGACTCTGGATACTCGGACTACCACGATCTGCATGGGGCACGACGGCAAAGTCTATGACTTGAAGGACAAGAGCGGCCTCCCTCCCCTCCACTGGCAATGTCGATCTACTATCGTCGCGGTGATCAAGTCATGGGAAGAGATCGGCCTGGGAGACCTGGGGCTCAAGGAGCCGCCACCCGCAGGGGCGCGCGCGAGCATGGGCGGGGATGTCCCCTCAAAGCTTACTTACCCTGAGTGGTTGGGTGATCAGTCCCTCGCTCTCCAGAACGATGCCCTCGGACCTGGCCGGGCTGATATCTTCCGGCGCGGCAAGCTGCCACTGAATCGATTCTATGATGGGAATAACCGGCCTTATTCTCTGCCCCAGCTTTGGCGCAAAGAGGAGCTGATGATCCAGCACGAAGCCGCAGCGGCTATGGCTCAGAAGGCCGCAGCGAAGAAGGCCGCGCAGTTGGCGGCCAAGCAGGAGGCGGAATACGTGGCTCTTCGCGAGAAGGCCATGGCGAAGAAGTACGCCGAGCAGAAGAAAGCGGCTATCAGGGCTGAGCACATCAAGGCCGACGTCGCCAAGGCCGAGCTCGAGGCGAAGAAGCTGGCCGAGGCCCAGGCTATCGCTGAGGCTGAGGCGGTCAAGCAAGCGCAGGTTGAGGCCCTGGAGAAGCAGGCGAAGCTCGACGCCGTGAAGGCTCAGGCCGAAGCAGAGAAGGCCCAACTTATCGTCGAGCAAGCCGAGCACGATGCAGATATCGAGAAGTTGAACGCAAATAGTTTCAAGGAGGTCGCCGAAGAAGCAGCAGAAACGGCCTCAGACGCAAAAGCAGCGGCAAAGGCCGCGCATGTCGTCGAGGACTCCGTGGACTCCCTGGGCGACGATGCAGGGGCTAATCTGAAGATCCCAGTCAAACCGGTCGACCCGAAGGAGTACGGGCAAGCAGCGAAGGCCGCGGTCGAGGAGGCTTTGAAGAACCTCGAAGAGGAGATGAAGGAAGCCGGAATCAAGATCCCGCACTTCGCGACCACCAAGAAGAAGGCCCTCAAGAAGGCTTACGATTCGGCCTGGAAGAAGTCGAAAACGGCCTGGGCCAAGGGAAAGGTCGAGGACCTCGAGAAGATCACGCAGACAGCGGTTAAGAAGGCCACGAGCGGCGTCAAGGACGAGATCAAGGTTCTTGTCGCCAAGTCCATCAAGGAGGCAGAGGAGGCCGTAGAAACGGCCGTAGCGGACGCGGTTCTCAAGGCAGCAGAGGTCGAGGGCGCCAAGGCTGCCGGCCAGAAGGCCAAGGCTGAGGTCCAAAAGGCTTACTCCAGGCTCCTATCCAAGAAGGCCGGCCAGCTTTCAGCGGTTGAGGCTGCCGAGCTCGCTGCTAAAGCCAAGAAGGACGCGAAAAAGGCTTACGACAAAGCCTAGAGCAAGGCTAAAGCGATCGAGAAGAAGGCGGCGAAGGCTGCCGGCCAGTCCAAGAAGTACACAGCCGGCCAGCCGCCACCCTTCAAGACCACGAAGAGCAAGACGAAGATCTCCGAGGCGGGCAAGGCCGAAGCGAGCAAGGCAGCGAAGAAGGCGAAGGTCTCAGCGTCGGACAAGGCTTGGGCGACTCAGATCGACGATATCGACGACGCTACCGACTGGAAGAAGTATGGCGAGCAGAAGGGATCCAACACCGGAGGATTCTATCGGGACAACGATGGGGTCGAATGGTACGTGAAAACGCCTCAGACTGAGGCCCACGCCTATAATGAGATCCTGGCAGGCCGGCTCTACTCTCTGACCGGCACGAAGGCCGCCCGAACGAAGCTCGTTCGGGTTAACGGCAAGCTATCCGTCGCCTCCAAGATTGAGGACCTCGACGCGGCAAAGAACAAGAAGGGCATCTTCAAGTTCGCGCAGGAGTGGGGCGAGGGCAAGTCTCCCGCCGCCGATGGTTTCGCTACCGATGCCTGGTTGGCGAACTGGGACGCGGTTGGCCTGAGCGGTGACAACTTGCTTTTCGATTCCAAGGGGAACCTTGTCAGGATTGATGCCGGCGGCTCGCTTCTCTACCGGGCTCAAGGCGGAGCAAAGGGCAATGCTTTCGGCAACGTTGTCGGTGAGATCGACACCTTGCGAGGGGCTGGCAGTTCAGTCTCGAACCCTGCCACGAAGGTTTACGGCAAGCTGACGGACAAGGAGATCTACGAGTCCATCGACCGGGTTCTGGCTGTCTCTGACAAGGAGATCGGCGAGGTCGTCTCACTATGGGGACCTGGGGACGAGTGGGCAAAGCAGGCTCTCATCAAGAAGCTCGTCAAGCGCAAGAAGGACCTCGCCCTTCGCCGTGACTTCTTTTATAAGCGATCGAAGGGGATCAAGCCTCCTCCTATTCCGCGAGAGCTGGGCGATAAGTGGGGCATCAGGGTCGAGCTCGACCGGGAACGGTTCTCAACGAAGACTATTGAGACGATGCCAGAAACTGGGCCGGCTTTCTTGCCTGACGTTGGTTCCGGTGACACTCGCAAGGATCCAGCGTTTCTTAGGAAGTGGGAAAAGTGGAGCCGCGATATCACACCTGAGCAGAGAGCGGCCATCCGCGGCTGGTCAGGCAGTCGCTATAAGGAGATGAGGGCGGCGCAGGTCGGAGCGGAGAAAGCCACGGGAGCTAAGCTCTCGGCCTCATCAAGCATCAACAAGGATGTTCTCCGCGTGGAGTCGGCCCTTCATCATGCCCCGCGTTATAGCGGAAAGATCCATCGCGGCATGAGATGGAAGACAAGAGAATATGGCTATCCCAATTTCGACGAAGGCGATGTTTTTGAGCTTGAGGCCATTTCTTCATTCTCAACGAATACCAGCACAGCGCGTTCATTCTCCGGAGTTGGCGTAGGGAACAAGGGTCACGGGACTGATGTCCCAGTTATCTTCCACGTTGACGACTCCTATTCTGGCGTGGATATCAAATCTCTCTCGTCCTACAAAAACGAATCCGAGGTCCTGGCTCTTCGCAAGTCTCGATATCGAATCAAGTCGATTAAGCGGCACGATGACGAGGTTAGCGCCAGAACGGGGAGAGTGAGCCGCTACGGGCTGATTGAGATCTTCCTGGAAGAAATCTCAGGGAAGGAGTAATCTTTCACCATGGCTGACAACGACGAAATGAATCAGCAGGAGCAAGAAGAATTCTCGAAGGCCCACCCTGACCGTGGAGTTGACGAGGAAAACACCTTCACCCTGAGGAACAAGGACGGCCTCCGGATTGATCCGTCCACGCGGGAACCCGTCCCTCGTGGCTATGATCTGGCTACCCGGGAAATGCCGGACGATAAGATCGTCCCTTTCAAGCCCAAGCTCAATCGGAGAGAATAGCCGGCCGCCGTTGGCCGGTTGGAAGTCTTGGTCCGGGACGGGCTGAGTCAACGCGGCGGGACGCTGCAAACAAGGAGAATCGCGCATGGCGCTCAAAGCAATTCTGACGGAGGACGAGCAGAACGCTCTCCCCGAGGCCCTCAAGGGCGAATACAAGAAGAACGCAGACGGGAACTTTGTTCTCGATGTCATTCCGACAAGCGGCTACGCACTCGAAGACGTCGTCGGCCTCAAGGGAGCCCTCGGCAAGGAGCGCAACGCGCGCGAAGCACTTGAGCAGGCTCAAAAGGCTTTTGAAGGACTCGACCCAGAAGCAGCGCGCAAGGCGTTGGCGAAGCTCGAGGAGATCAAGGACAACCCTCTCGACGAGAAAGTCAAGGCTCAGGTCGATGCTCGTGAGAAGGCTCTCAATGAGAAGTTCGCCAAGGAGCTCGGTGCCAAGGATACCGAGATCGGCGACTACCGCAGCCAACTCGAGGAGCACCTGGTTACAGCCTCAGCAACCGCCGCAATCGCAAAACACAAGGGCGTTGTCGACCTCCTGCTTCCCCATGTGAAAAGCCAAGTCCGCGTCGAGAAGGATGCCGCTGGCAAGTTCACAGCCCGAGTTATCGGGGCTGACGGGCATCCCAGAATCTCGCTGCGTCAAGGCAACTCAGAAAATATGACTATCGAAGAGCTTGTGGAAACGATGCGAGAAAGCGATACTTTTGGTGTTGCCTTCGAGGGCTCGCAGTCATCCGGGACGGGTGCCGAGAACAACGCAGGAGGCACAGGCGGTAAAAAAACCGTCTCATTCGGTGATTCTAAGGCGATGAGCGCCAACATCGAGGACATTGCCTCGGGCAAGATCGAAGTCACCGACTGACAAAACGAATTGCGTGGGAAGGCCGAAGCCTTCCCCGCACTCTGCCCTCGGGATGAGGGGAGAAGCCGCCCTCGGTGGGATGCCGTCGCCGGTTCCAAGGAATTAACCAAGGAGCAAGGAGACGACTTCCATGTCGAATACGCTCA